CTACACGGGTAACGTCATGTGACACGTGGGGGAGGAGTGTGTATAATACTTTAGGGTCGTCTCGATATTCGAGTGTCCCATAAGCATACTCACGGTCTTAACGTCCACGTGGAATACCGTGATGAGCAGAGTGGCATAGGTGTGTCTTGTGTCGTACAGATGGTGTCCCTTGGAACTCCCAAGTACGACTTCTACATACTTCTTAAAACGAACATTCACATTATCTTTACTTAGATAACCGTAGGTACTCTTCTCAGACCTGAAGATGCTTACGGTTTTCTTTTCGATTTTGTCTAGTAACCACAGACCCCACTTTGTCTCTATGGGAACCTCCCGTATGCTTGTGGGAGTCTTCATGGTTTCTTGTAGCTTGCCTTGGAATCCCAGTGACTTGTTGAAGGACACTCTGTCTTCCTTAATGTCTTCTCTGGTTAGGGCAAGTATTTCCTGTGGTCTTGCTCCCGTAATAAAGGAAAGCACAATGTACACTTGGTATACCACAGGTAGGGTAGACAAATTCTCAATAGATAACAACTTCTGGACTTCCTCTAGGGAGAACACCTTCTTTTGTCTCTCTTGTCTTCCTTTTAACCTCCTTATGGCTTGTCGGGATTCCATAGGGTTGTTCTCAAGATACCCTTCGAGTACCGCTGTTTCTAGGATAGCTTTAAAGTTTTTCCTCCAGCGATCTAGGGTAGTAGTGGCATAGCCCCTTGAGGATAACCCTAGGAAAAACCGATTAATGTCCTGCGGTGTTAGGTCAGAGAACTTTATATGAGCTACCTTGCTGTTTTCTACGTGTTTTCGATAGAACTGCTTCAGACCATTTAAGGTAGACTCACGATATACTCCCGATTTAAGTTCTATGAAGTGTTCATAGTATTCTGCTACGGTAACAGGGGAGAAGTATTTTATGTCTTTCCCTTTGATGTCCATGAAGAACTTCTGGCACTCCTCACGTGTATCAAAGGTTTTACTAACTCGCTTACCTCCTGATACAGTGATAGTGGCCTTGAATCTTCCATTGGGCCTCCTCACGATTGACCCTGTACCTTTGGTTCTTCTCATGTAACCTCCTTTCCTTTTCCTCATGTACTTTATGTATACCATGGATTTTGAAAAATTACAAAAAATTTCTGAGGACATACATGAATGAACAGCACACAGCAGTTCCCCCGTATACCCCTCAGTCATCCACAGTTACAATAATTGAACACTTGCTCATTTCTTCATATATCATTACGTTTTACCTAACGGCACGTAGTACCATAAGTAACTCGTGTATCCGCATGGTTGAGCCATTTATAATAACCCTGTTGCCTTAACGGTAGCAGGGTATTTTTTCGATATATGAATATATGTTATATATTTTTGCACATTTGTTCAATTAGATATTTACATATGTTCATTAGATCTTCCTATGTTTTAGTTTGGTATACGAAATATTCCTAAGGCATATCTGTGTGGTTTTCCTTTGGATTCACAATGGGAATAGTTTGGTATACTAAGTATACCTAAAGAGAATAATATATCTGTATGATACACTTTATGAATACCACACAACACCATGTAGCATAGGGAATACCATATATCACTTTTTATCATTGGTAATACGAATAATAAGTGTAACAAAATATTCCTATACGTAACTATGTGTACACCACAGTATACCAATGGAAAACAATAGACAAATCTAATTATATAGTTGTAGAAGTATTCCCATAGGGTATTATTTGCGATACACAACTATTACAATACAAACAATGAG